CACAATTCAGGTCGATCTGGAAACGCACGTCTCTATAAAGACGCCGGCGAAAAATATGCAGCGTGGCCGCTGCGAAAAAGGAGTTTCGTTATGAAAAACTTATCTAAGCTGCCGAAAGATGTGGCTGCGCAGGAGCAGCCCTCCCCGGAAGATCGGACGGCATTCTATTTGACGCACTCACATTCCCCCGGGTTTCTGCAGGCAGTGTCTGCGTGGGAGCAGGCGGAGCAGCTTTCCCCAGAAGACCGGGCGGTATTCTGGAAGACCATCGAAATGGTTTCCCCGCCTGGTATAGCGGCACGTATCCGCCTTGCCAAAGAGCTTCCTAAGCCCCACAAATTAACAAAAGAATCCGCTGCGGAGCATTGATTTCGCGGCGACTGAAATGGAGATCGTTTTATGGAAAATGCAAGTATTTTTACGGTGAAGCAAGAGGCGAGCAGACTTGAGTCGCTTGTTTCCAAATTGGATGATGTCGGTTTCGAGGCAATTTTTGCTTTTACGTTTGCCCTGTTGCAGGGGAAATCAGAAGAGCAGGCCATTGCTGCCGGCAATAAAATTCTTATCGCCGATGGCAGAGCACCTCTGCCGCCTCTTCATCCGGCAAAAAAGGAGATTGTATCATGAACGATGAAACTACAGTCGACGAACTTGCCGAGATCCGCGAAAACATTCATAAGCTTGATGCTGACGAGCAGGGCGATGTTCTCGATACCATGCGTGCATTGTGCCGCGATGACCTTGACGCTAAAGCCGTTATAAGCGACGCGAAGCGCCTGTCAAAGTTGCGCCGCATTGCGGCTAAGTACGGGATCAAAATCGGGAAAAAATTCAACGGTACATTTGGTGAGAGCGGGTACATGCTCATCGATGCGATGAATAATACGGTGTTATCGGGTGCAGAGCCTGTAGCATATTCGTTATCTCTTGATGAACTTGAGGCTGAGGTACAAGCTTATGCCGCGCTGATTGATCCGGCGAACGGAGAGACCTTTGTTGCAACAGCGCGTACTGCTTCGGAAGTGCCGCTAATTAGGTGAGATGCGTCGGAGCCGGGGCGGGGCCATTCGTCCCGGCTATCGGCTTTGAATCAAAGTGAAGGGGGGTAGGCCCAAGATGAATATTGGCACACTCAAAAAACTGCTGCGGATGGTACCCGATGATGCTGAGGTCCTTGTTCAGGCGTATGACGCTATTGACGATGAAATTGCATTCTACTCTGCCAGGGAATTCACCATCCGTTTTTCGCATGACAATGATGACACTGCCGTCAGGGTCATTATCGGCCCCGATATATGAGAAACGGCATAATTTTCAATACGGAAACTGGGGTTTCCGGCGCGGAAATCGCAAGAGCCCGGAGAGAGGTGGTGTTTAGATGGCTCGGCCAAGCAAGCAGACAGCAGAATATTTTCCGCATTTTGTGGCGGACAGCAGAACGAAATTCACTCTGGAACACTATTGGGGGAACGACGGTTACGCATTCTGGTTTAAGCTCTTAGAACTGCTCTGCCGTACTGATGGGCAGGCTTATTCATGTGCTGAGGTTGAGAATTGGGAATACCTGTTGGCATATACGAAGGTTAGCGATTCAACGGCTGAGGCGATTCTGTCAAAACTTGCGGCACTCGGAAAAGTTGACAAGGAACTATGGGAAAACCACCGCATGGTTTGGTGCGACGGGTTAATCAAAGGGCTGTCATCGCTTTATGCTAAGCGGACTGCGGTGCCTCAAAAACCGAGTTTCCGCTCCGAAAATAACGCTACATCTGTAGTTTCCGATACGAAAACGGGGGTTTCCGGTGCGGAAATGCCACAAAGTAAAGTAAAGAAAAGAGAAGTAAAGGATATACCCCCCTATACCCCCCAAGGGGAGAATCCCGATATGGATATCACCGTTTGTAAAGCAGAGCCGACGGGAGCGGTTTTAGATCAAAAAAATGCAGTTTCCGAAATCGTGAGCTTTCTCAACCTGACTCTCGGAACGTCATACCGGGAATCCAATGAAAAGACCCGAACGCAGATCCGGGCTCGGATCAACGAGGGTTTTACCGTCGATGACTTCAAGACGGTTATTCAACGCAAATTTGCCGACTGGGGGAACGACCCGAAGATGAGCAAGTACCTTCGCCCGGAGACTCTGTTCGGTACAAAATTTGAGAGCTATTTAAACCATCCAGATAAGAAAGCCTCTGCTGGAAATCCGTATATTAACATGATGAAAGGGGGCTCAGACAGTGGATAAGATTCAAACTACTGTAATTCTTGCCATAATAAAAACCGCATATCCCACGTTTGGAAAAGATGTTTCCCCAGAGGATATCGTTTCCCTCTGGTCGGAAATGTTCGCAACAGATCCAGTGGAACTTGTGGCGGCTGCTGTAAAACGATACATAAAGTCCGGCGAGTATCCACCGACTGTAGCTGCAATTAGTGCCATCTTGGCGGATATGCAAGCAGCGAACCTGCCCACGCCGGCGGCGCTTTGGACAGAAGTGGACAGGCTCATGAATTCCGGCATTGCCCCGGATCAGGAACGGGAAGCCTATGGGAAAATGTCTCCTGGCTGCCGGGCAGTAACTATGGCTGCCGGGGGATGGACGGCACTGTCGCTGAGTGCCGAGGACGATCAGTTTATTAAACGCCAATTTTTCCGGGACGCAGCGGATTATATTGCCGCCGAAAAGCAACGGCTGGTACTCGGCGGGCTTGCCGGTCCTGTCTCAGAGGTCAAAAGTCTGCCGGGCGACGGAAAGCAGGTGGGTTTGAATGGATGAGCTTTTAGGGATTGAGATTCCACACAGCACCGAAGCGGAGCAGGCCGTGCTCGGCTCTATTCTGATCGACGCCAGCTGCATGCCAGACGTAACCGCTATGCTGCGACCAGAAGACTTTTTCTCGGATGTAAACCAGCAGATTTATGAAACTATCTGCACCATGTTCAACGAGGGCCAAGTTGTAGATCCCGTGACGGTGATGGACAAGGTCAAAGGCGACGATGTCGTTAAGCTCAAGGATATTCAGCGCTACATTCTGGAGCTCTGGCAAATCACGCCAACGGCGGCGAACGTGAAAGAGTACGCCAGGATTGTCCAAGAGAATGCTATTCGCCGCGGTGTTCAGGCTGCCTCCACTGACGCGGCAAAGCTCGCCGCTGAGGGCTTCGATCTGTCGGAAGTTGATGGGGCTCTTCAAAAAGCTCAGGAAGTCATTGCAGGACGCGCTTCCGTTGAAGCGGTTTCGCTTCGGGATGCAACGCTAAATTTCTATAACGAGCTGAGCGAACGCCAGAAATCCGGCGCGGCGCTTCGGGGCCTGCCGACAGGCTTCGCAGAGCTTGACAAATATTTAGGCGGCTTACAGCCTGGGAACATGATTATTCTTGCTGCCAGACCAGGCATGGGAAAAAGCGCATTAGCGCTCAATATCGCGGTGAAAACCTCCAGCCTTTCCAAAAAAACGGTTTTATTCTTCTCACTGGAAATGTCGGTATCTGAGCTAACTGAACGCCTATACGCCTCTGCTGCTGAAATTGATCTGAGTGTCCTACGCAACGCCAATCTATCAAAAAAGGACTGGGACAAGCTTGATGCCTCGGCATCGACTGTAACGGGAATCGATGTGCGTGTAATCGAAACACCTTCACTGACGGCTGATGAGATCTCGGGAATATGTCGTCGCACAAAACCGGCATTGGTCATCATTGATCACGTCGGATTAATCAAACCTGTAGGCAGGCAAAGCAATCGGCGTGAGGCAATGGATGCTATTTCCCGCTCTATCAAATGCCTGGCTAAATCTTTGCAAATTCCCATATTGGCTTTAGCTCAGCTGAATCGCCAGGTGCTTGATCGTCGAAACAAAACCCCGGTGCTTAGCGATTTAAGGGAATCTGGAGCGCTTGAGCAGGACTCGGACGTTGTGCTTTTCATTGATCGGCCAGCGTACTACCAGAAAAAAGCCAGCGAAAATGAAGCTTCCCTTGTCATCGCGAAAAACCGGCACGGCCAGACCGGAAAAATACCGCTTCTCTGGTTCGGCGCTCATCAGAAGTTTACTGATGACTGGACTGCCGATATGGGAAAAAACGTTGACCAACTCAAAGATGATCCTGTGCAGGAGGAGCTGCCGTTTTGACGGTTGCGTGCTGCCGCTCGCCGCCCCGGGCTGGCGTAAAAATAACACTGGGTGCAAGTTGCAACCAACGGCAAAAAAATAGGGCGCACGGCTCCACACCATGCGCCCATTCCACCAGTCTTAAGGAAACGCCCAGGGAAATCTGCTTCCCGCCGCATATCGTATTAATTTCAGTTTAGCACGTGGGGGAGGCATTTTCAAGTGATGAGCAATGAAGAACTAGCGGTACTGATAAAAAATGGCGATGACGGCTTGCTTCCCACACTCTGGGAACAGGTACGAAGATTTGTGGCAATGATGGCAGGACGGTACTACCGGTCAATTGATAATCCGCACGGCTGCGAGCTGGATGATCTGATTCAGGAAGGCTACATCGGCGTTGTGAATGCAGTTAAATATTATGACCCGGAAAAAGGGTATCTGTTCCTAACGTTTCTTAATCAAACACTTAAAACCGCATTCAGAACAACGATGGGCACCAGGACTTCCAAACGTGATCAGCTGGATTACGCCGATTCTCTTGACGCTCCGATTGCCGGAGCAGAGGATTTGACTTTACTTGAATCGCTGAGTGACCTAAAACCCGGTGAAGCTGCTGTCGAAGACACGATCGTTGAAAGCATCTGGAATCAAGAATTGCATGCGGCACTTGATGAAGCTTTAGGTATTCTGAGTAAGAAAAAGCGTGAGTTGTTGGAGCTGTATTACTATTTTGGCTTGAACTTTACGAAAATAGCTGAAATGCGCGGTTGTTCTCCTCAGCTTGTCAATGATCAGCATCAGGAATCGCTAAATCGTATTTATAACAGCAAATACCGGCCTGTTCTTGCTGAATTTTTATACCACTACGAACCCGATCCATACGCACATACGAGCTTCAAATGCTTTGAGGAAAGTGGTTGCAGCGCTGAGGATGCATTTTTAATACTAAAGGGTGATGATTGTTGGAAGGAAAAGCAGTCGATCCATACATAATCTGGCTTCTGGAAAACTATGGGCTTGAGGACTATGCGGGGAAGTTACACGATCTCCGCAGATTTTTCCGAAGCTACCGCAACCGCAAGGAAAATGACCCTTTGCGCCTATGGGCAGAACGGCTTATCAAGGATCATGCAAAGTATTGCCGGAACCGCAAAAACGACACCATCATTCGTCAGCACAATTCTTTTGTGATGAGATATGTCTACGGCTATTCGTGCAGGGACATTGCAAAAAAGCAGATACTTAACCCGCGCACCGTTCCCAGAGATATTGACGCTGTATTTAGGGATTTGATGGTGCTTGTGTACGGCGTCGATGGGCTGAGGCAAAAACCAGAAAACTCTGATGCATGCAATGAGGGGAGTGATAAAGATTGCCTTTTTAAGAAGCAGCTACAACAAAAATTTTAAAATAATTTAGGAGGAAATTATCATGACATTCGATGAAATTTTGGAAAACCTTCAGGCGCAGGACCCCAAAGCATTACTTTACGACGCGCTGGATGAGTTGGAGAAGTCTGTGGTCGTTGCCGCAACTGCAGCGGACAAAGCGAGTAAGGCCTACTATGCGGACGCTACAGCAAAAGCAGAGAAAATTTCAGCTCGGGTTGGCTTGCTGAGAAAACAGCATAGCGAATTCCAAAAGAAAATTGAGGCGCTTAAAAAGCCCCTTCTGGAGGTCACGGTATCCGGAAATACTCAGAAATTGGCTGACCTGAAGGCCAGCATGAAGGCCTTGGAGGCTGACAAGCTCCAAGTATCTACTGAACTTGAAATGCTGGAAAGCGCCCACATGAGCGGTGCTGATGAACTTTACAACGATGTCGTGCAGAAGAATGATCATTATTTGTCTGTGCGGGAAGCCTACCAGGAGGCTAAGCGCAAAGCGTACGAATTTGCAATCAAGCGAGAAGAAATATACCATACAATTCAGCGCGAAACGCAGTATTACAACGCAATTCCTATGCATGGTCCCAATATGAAGGATTTGGAAGAGCACTACCATTTCGAAAAGTGGGAACAGATTCATGCTGAGGATGCCAAGCAGAGGGCCGCGCTGGAAGCAGAAGAAGCAAATCGGCCGCGGAATATCGAAACTTTCAGCGCGCGGATTGATTACTGATGGAGGAATTGAGCTATGAACGAAATATATAAAAGTGATCCTACATATCAGCTGGCCATGCGGCACCTCGGGACCATGCGCGCAAAAAAACTTCTTGGCAATGGTGACAGTTCAGCAGTAGCTTGCCCCACACCTAATGCTACCGAAGAGCAGAAAAGCGAGTACATTCAGGCCCGAAGTGCTGTCCATTCCCTTCTGCACGAGGAGGCTGCAGCGTCCTCGTGCATTCATCCTGACGCAGCATCTGAACGTGATCGTATTCAGGAGCTTGACGCAATCGCCGATCTTTATGATCCGGCAATCGTAAAGGAAGCCAAATATGGCGACTGCCCCATTACGGCACGGGAGATGGCTGCTCGAGCAGCCCAGGGCATAGCAAAAAGATGGCAGCCCCAACCTGAGTCTTGCATCACAGCGCAACCAAGCAGAGCTTCCGCGCCTGCACCGGCGCAATCCCCCGCTGCACAGACACAGGTCACCGCAGCCGTTACCCGGTCTCCATCGCCGCAGAGTCATTTCAGCGCGAATATACCGGCCGACGAGCTTGCTTTCCTCCGTGCGATGTGCAGCAGTGGGACACGGCTTAGGGCCCGGCCGAAGTCTAGGCTGACATAAAGCCTTTGCCTCCTGACGGAACTGATCTGTAAGATCCACAGTAATTTGCAATTCATGAATTAAAAAAGGAGAGAAAAACAATGGCAAAGAATCTCTACAACAAGCTCGGCGAGATGGACTATGACGGACTGATCGCCAATATCATCCCGGCCATTCAAACTGCAGGCGGGACGGTTGCCAAGCTGACTGTGGCCGCGACTTATTCCCGCGGCACCGTGCTTGCCAAATCCACCACCGACGGAAAGCTCTATATCCTCGGTACGGACGCGGCCCTGAGTTCCCAGTCTTTTAACGGCGACGGGAGCGCGAAGGTATTCACCGTCACCGACAAACCCGGCCGCATTGACAACGTCAAAGTAGACGGATCTGTCGTAACTGTCAGCTCCTATGACGCCAGCACTGGCGTCGTGACGCTGGCGACCGCCCCCGCATCCGGCATGGGCAATGTTGTCGTCTACTATCCGGAAGAGGAATTGATCCCGGATTGCATCCTCTGCGACAGCGAGGACATCGGGACCGCTGCGGACGCACCTGTCGCAGTTTACACCGCAGGCTGCTTCGATCTCAATAGGATCACAGTTCACGACGGCTATACCATGACGGAGGCCGACAGAGACAAGCTGCGGGAGCGCGGCATTGTCTTTAAGGCGGCCATGGCTTGATCACGGATTGCACTGCACCGGTGCAGGAAAGGACACCTGGTGAAGACTGGCGTCAGACGCCCAGGGCAGATCGGCACGATACATAGGCGTATCCGCTGCCCTGGGCAACCCAGCCGGGCGGGAGACCTGAACGGGAAACAGCCGCAGGGGCCAAGGTACTGTGACGGGGTACCGGCAAGGCTTGCGGGCTCGTCGACCCCAATTCTCGCGCAGTTCCCGAGAAAATTTTTTCTTGGACTTTCCTTGTCGGGGCATAAAATGACCCCAAAATTAAGAGAAAATCAAGGTAGAATGGCCGGAAAAATGGGCTTTGCAATTACCGACGCGATCAGATGATTCTAATAACAACAGGCCGTAAGGCCAAATATAAAAATTGCCGGCATGCCCGGCAGAAAGCGTGAGAAAAAATGAATTCTTATGGTGGTTGGAGAAGATACCCTGCTACAGGTTTTGCGACTGCTGCGCAGGGTGAAAATATCGTTGAAAGCATTGGTTCTAGGAATGTAGCAGAATTTGAGCTTCATACCAAGAAGGAAGTTGCGGTCACTTCCAATGAATATAAGATTAATAGCAGTTATCACGCTGCAGAAAACCAGTTTCTCTATACATGGGGTGCGACCGTTAGCACGCCCAAGGAAGAGCGCGGCGCGGTTAAAAGCATAATTCTCGAAGAAGAAACGGAGTATTACATCGAATACAGCGCTTTTTCAAGAGATTTATAAGCACATGGCCCCTGCGAACGGTGGCAGTTATACTTGACTGTCGCTTCCGCTGCGCGAGTTAGCCGCCTGGATTCAGAACAGTAACCACATTGTGCAAGAGGTACAGTCAAAATGGCAAGGAAAATAATAACCACTTGGAAGGAGGGGGTATTATGGCGAACCAAAAAGAATATGATTTACTTTTCCGACTGAGCGCTCAGCTCGGCGGGAATTACGGCAGCACCTTTAAATCCGCTCAAAGCGCCATTGCTTCCATGCAAAAGGAAATTGACGGACTCAGCAAAACGCAGTCCGACATTGCCTCATACCAAAAGCAGCAGGGCGCGATTTCCTCTTCGGAGGAAAAGCTGAAACGGCTCAACGCGGAGTATGCCGCTCTGCAGAAGCAGCTGACCGCGACGAAAGAATACGGCACAAGCCTTACCTCCCAAATGCAGCAGCTTAAAAACACCACAGGTGCGGATGAGACGGAAAACGCGAAGCTCACGGCCCGGTACCAGGAGCTGGAGACGGAGCTGAAGAAGACCGGCGTTGAGAGCGCGAACCTTCAAAATAAGATGCTCTCCAAGCAGCAGCAGATCGACAAGACGTCCTCCTCTCTGGATCAGCAGACACAAAAGCTCGGGCAGATGGGCAAGGCGCTGGGCGAGGCTGGTGTGGATACCGGCAATCTCGCAAAGGAGAGCGGAAAGCTTGGCACGCAAATTGACGAAATCAAGCAGAAACAGGAAGACGCAGCAGACAAGGCCAATAATTTTGGTTCAAGAACCTCACAGGCCTTTGGAGCAATTCAGCAGGCCATCGTAGCCGCTGGTATAGCCAAAGCCCTTCAGGAAATATATGAATATTTCAAAAGCTGCACAGACGCTTCTGTAGAATTCGAATCCGCCATGACCGGCGTCGCCAAAACAACAGACTTTTCAGATGGAGAGCTTGCGGCGATGTCCGGCAGTCTCAAGGAACTCTCGACGGAGATCCCGGCCACGACGACGGAACTGGCCGCGATCGAGGAAACGGCCGGTCAGCTGGGCATTGCCAAAGATAACCTGCTCTCCTTCACGGAGATTATGGCGGAGCTGGGCACGGCTACTAACATGACCTCGGACGAGGCAGCGACTTTGCTTGCCCAGTTCGCGTCGATCACAGGCATGGACCCGTCGTATTATTCAAACCTCGGCTCGGCCATTGTTGAGCTCGGCAACAGCTACTCAACGACAGAGAAAAACATCACCGAAATGAGCCAGTCAATTGCCTCGGCGGCATCTATCGCAGGAATGAGCGAAGCGGATATCGCAGGTGTTGCCGCCGCCGTTACATCGGTGGGCTTTAGCGCCGAGATGGGCGGCACTCAGATCAACAAACTGATTACGGACATTAGCTCGGCCGTTGCCACCGGCGAGGATCTTGATGCCTGGGCGTCAGCGGCCGGCATGAGTGCTGATAACTTTGCCGCAGCGTGGGGTGAAGACGCCGCAAACGGTCTTAATCTGTTTATCCAGGGACTGAATGATACATACGAAAGCGGTGGGGATGTTTACGGTGTTCTCTCCGATCTCGGCATCACAGAAACCCGCATGGTCAGCGTTATTACCTCGCTCGCAAAATCCGGAAGCAGGCTCACCGACACGCTTCAGACCTCAAACTCCGCATGGACAGAGAATACAGCCTTAACAACGGAAGCTGAAAAGCGATACGCCACCACGCAGAGCCAGCTCACACTGATGCAAAATTCGTACAACAACCTGAAGGTTGCGATCGGGGACAACTTTACGCCGGTCCTTCAGGACTTGTATAAGCTTACTGGCAACGTTCTTGATGATTTAACCAAATTTGTCCAGGATCACCCGACTCTCGTAAAGGCAATTACTGCCATTACGCTTGAGGCCGGCACGGCGGTCGCCATTGTTGCAGCGTACAATGCGGCAAAGAAGATCTCCAACACGCTCAAAGAGATAGGCACCGTGCTGCGGGCGAAGGACGCTGCGGCGGCAGCTGCGGAGGCGGCCGCAGAAACCGCCGAGGCCGCCGCTACGGAAGGCGCGACAGCGGCCACCGTTGGGTTTAACGCCGCCCTCAATATTAACCCGATCGTTCTTGCCGTTACAGCAATAGCCGCCCTGACAGCCGGAGCTATAGTTCTTGCAGAAAAATACAAGGCTGCGGCCGGCGAATCCACGGAGCTTACGGCTGCCTCCCGCGAACAGTATGAGGAGCTTCAACAGCTGAATTCAGAATATGAAACCGCCAAGGAGCAGTACGGCGAAACCTCGGATGAGGCACTTGAGCTCAGGTACCAGGTCGATGACCTGAATGCGTCCTATGAAGCAAACAAGCAGACCATGGAAGAGTTTATCGCTGAAAACGACGAGCTTATTGATTCGCATAATGATATCATTTCCAGCTACAACGAAGCTACCGCTTCTATTGATGATGAGGAACAGGGCGCGCTGGCCCTTGTACTGAAGCTGGAAGAGCTCAGCGGTAAAACGTCGCTTACGGCTGTTGAGCAGCAACAGATGAAGGCTGCCGTCGATTCGCTTAATGAATCACTTCCAGATCTCGCGCTCAACTATGATGACGCCACGCAATCAATGAATATGTCGGTGGACGCCATCAAAAAAGCAGTTAAGGCCCAGGCGGAGCAAGAACGGCAGGCCGAAAATTATCAGACCTGGGTCGATCTGACCAAGAAAGAGCTTGAGCTTTCGGATCAGCTCGCCGAAGCTCAGGAGAACCTGAAGCTCCGGCGAGAGGAGCTGGCGGACGAGGGCTACAGCGTCGACGCCCCCCTGATCGGCTGGTCCACGGACCTTGACGATTATGAGGATGAAGTTGAGAGGCTGACGGGGGCTTACGACGAGAATCAGGCTGCCATTGCCGACGTGACCGAGCAGGCCGAGGAGTACATGGCGGCACAGACCGAAGCTTCAGACGGAAGTGATGATCTTTCCGATAAGATCTCGAAGATTACAAGCCGGGCGCAGGAGCTTGCAGACGCTTATACGGAGGCATATAACGCAGCTCTTGAAAGCATACAGGGACAATATGAGCTCTGGGACGAGGCGGCCGACGTCGTTGCAACGAGTGCCGGCACGATCAATTCCAACCTTGAAAGCCAGATCACTTACTGGCAGCAGTATAACGACAATCTCGCAAAGTTGACCGACCGGAGTGCCGATATTCAGGGCCTCAGTGATATGATCGCCAGCTTCGCCGACGGCAGCTCCGACAGCGTGAACGCGATTGCCGGCATGGCTTCCGCCAGCGACGAGGACCTCGCTGCGATGGTGCAAAACTGGCAGAACCTGCAGCAGGAACAGAAGGACGCCTCTGACAGCATCGGGGAGCTTGAATCCGGGCTCTCGGAAGCCATGGACAATATGCAGCAGGACGTTAAAGACGCCGTCGCGGGAATGAGCCTTGGAGACGAAGCGGCCCAGAGCGGGATTGACACGATTCAGGGGTTTATCAATGCCGCCAATGATATGCTGCCGGAGGTACAGAAGGCATACGCGAGCCTGGCTCAAGCCGCTGCCGGCGCGCTGGGCGGAGAAATCAGCTTTGGCGTTCAGTATTCGGAAGCGGGCATTGAGCACAATGCTTTGGGTACAACGGACGCCGCAGATATTATGATTGCAGGCGAACGTGGCCCGGAGCTCATAGTCGGTAAGGGCGGCAGCACAGTATACACAGCTGAAGAGACTGAGGCAATGGCGGCAGCCACAAAAGACTATATGCAGCTTATTGCCCTTGCTCCCCAGATGATGTCTTATTTCTCGACTTCTAGCGCAGAAAACCACGCAGTATCGGCGAGTGTCGGCAGCGGCGGCCAGTTGGGCAGTGTTTCGATCAATCCGGTTTACAACGTCACGGTTGGGTCTGCTGCGGACGCGGACAAGCTACGCGACACTGTTGCTCAGATGAACAGTGACCTGAGCGATAAGTTCGCCGAGATGCTTGAGGATTATAACGTAGAGCAGATACGGAAAGCCTACCGTTGATGCCGCTGTAAAGTTCAGCGCCATACCAGATTCAGGCGGGCGTTCATCTCAGAGTAACAAAAAAAGGTTTTCTGGTTCGATGTGCATGGGCGTCCGCCTTTTATTTGTATCCTGCGGCTGGTCCTTATCACGTGTTGGGCTATTGCTAGAAGTTCCCTCCTTCTGAACATACCGCTGCCTGCGGGGTCATGCTGCGCTGCCGGGACGTTGGCATGCTGGACTTGCGATTTCTTTTTTTGCTCACGTTCTTCCCTCCATCCAAAAGACTTGCAAATTGTGCAGGCCGTGATATACTAAATTCAGGCAATGTTTCTGAATCAGCACATAAAAATTCCGCTCGAAGCTGCAACTTCGGGCGGGTTTTGCTTTTTTGGAGGTATCCACGAGCAGGCCCCGGAGGTGAAAGGAGAAAAGCCCTTTCGGGCTTATGCCCATCCAGGATCAGCCGCAGGGCTTTTGATCAATCTTCATTTGCGACCAGAAGAGAACAAAAGTAAATAAACAGGGCCCGTCGGAGACATAACAGTCACCGGCGGGCTATTTGTGTTTATTGCACGACCTCTGGCCTTAGCAGCCTTACCGTCAGTGGGGGCGGCGGGCGCAATTCATCGGCGATTATGTGGCAATACCGTTCCCCGCCTTGAGTATGGAGCGCCGTCCTTACCTGGTTCACGCATAATTAACTCGGACAGTTCGCAATTCAAGGCTCCACAGATCAGATCCAGATGCGTCAGATTCACGTGCTCCGTCAGCTCGTGGTAAAGGTCGTTGACGGTTGTGGGTCGGATGCCGGTTATTCTCGCAAGATCGGCCTGCGTCATCTTGCGGGCACCGAGCAGCGAAGAAAGCAGAATCCTTATCATCCGGCAATTACACTGTTCACAAAGGAGATAAGATCCGCATAGGTAACAGCCGCATCAAGATCAGAAGGAGCCGCCTTCAGCCATCCGGCGGAAATGGCGGATTCGACATAGCCGGCGGCCCAGTGTCCGGATGTGGGGGAACCGGCCGCCTCACCATGGTCAATAAATCTGGCAAATATGGTTATCATCTGGGCCCAGGTCATAGGCGCGTCTGGATAATACTTTCCGTCAGAGCCGCAAACGACGCCGCTTTGGGCAAGGCAATTAATGGCGACACGGTAGGCTGATTCTGAGATATCTGAAAAGGCATCATCACCGACTGCGGACTTCTCGCGGCTCTTATCGGTAAGAATGCCATAAAGAACCCCGGCCATGCCTGCCCGGGACACGGCTTCGCCTGCAGGCGTGATCCTGGACAGCACGGTGCAGCATTCCTTGGCGGCCGCGCGGTCAATTGTGGCGTCGCCGCACGTCAGTTCGCATTTCACTGTGCTTTCAGGTGGTAGAGACGTGGTAACGCCGTCGGAGCTACTGCCTGTGTTCCCTTCGGAAGAACCGCCGTCGGAGCTGCCGCCTGTGTTTCCTTCGGAAGAACCACCACCAGTTGGCCCTTCATCTTCTCCGGGTGTTTGATCGTCATCCCCCGGGGCCTGGCTGCTGTTTGACCCGTACAGGATGAATGTGAGATAGGCACCTGATTGTAAGTTGGAGCACGGCGTGAGAAACTGCTCCGTAACATGATCTGGAGCATAGCGGTCGGACTCCTTATCGGAGAACCAGGAACACAAGCTGAAATTACCGCTTGTTAGATCCTCGGAATACATAGAACGGTATTCATCGGCAGTGTCAAATATGGACAGCCCTACTTGTGCCGCTGCGATATCGGCACCGGAAGTGCCGGCCTTGTTATTGATGATTTTGCAGCCATCAATACTGACTCCGGTACAGGCAAAGATCCCACCTCCAGAACGGCCAGAGTTGTTACTTTTGATAGTGCAGTCAGAGAAAGAGGCCGTGCCGGTGCAGTAGGCTCCGCCGCCGTCCAGATCTGCGGTCCCGTTTACTATGGTCGAGGATTTCACTTCTCCGCATTCCAGATATAAATTTCCTCCGCAGCTCGATGCATAACCATTCTCAAACGTGCAACCTGTGATCTCAATAGATGCCCCTCCATGATAAAGAGACCCGCCGCACTCAGCATCACTGCCGTAGAATGTGCTGTCAGTAATCTGCATAGGACCATGGCTGTAGATTGCTCCGCCGCTTGTGTCCGCATGACAATAATTGAATCTGCAGCCGTCGGCGGAAACAGATCCGTCTGCAAAAATGGAACCTCCATAGTAGGATGCAATCCCGGCAGAGAATGTGCAGTCATCCAGGGAGACGGAAGAATCCATGCCGGCGTAGATATGCGTCCCGGAATCGGACCTCCCGCCTTCAAAGCTGCACTGTGTAAATCCAGCGGTTCCTTCCATGATCATATAGGCGTGTTTATACTGCGAATTGACGCAGTAATTGAAGTGCACATCGCTAAGCTGCACGGTCCCGCTCCAGTCTTGCCGAAGCATTATTTCGGACGAACCGGCATCCGTAGATTCTCCAGCAAAATCAACATTTTGGAGTATCACATCTGAACCTTCCGGAATATCCTCACTGAAGTGCAGCACGGCAGCTGTGCCGCGGCTTCCGACAATCGTAACGCGCTTATCCGGAGAGCCGATCGTAATAGGCCCAAGCACATCCAAATCGTTTGTGAGCGTGATGGTGTCACCATCGGCAGCGTTCTCTATGGCCGTCTGCAATTCATCAATGGAACTGACTCCGGATTCTGCGGCTCTAGCCGTGATCGGTATAGCCCCAATTACCAGCAGCAGGGCCAGCAGCACAGAAAACCGCTTGCGTATTTTCGTTTTCATTTTCAAATCTCCTTCTGTTTTCTATGATTGCCTGAACTTAAGTTCAAAAAAAGAGTATTCCTGCAAAGCAGGTGGGTACAGGCAAAGCGGGTGGGCAAATCATTTTTTCCATCGTCTGATGGTAGAATCGTCCGCTGGGCATTGACCATCGTTCCCGGCCTGAGCCTCGGTGATAACCTCCTTTGAGTAATGCTTCTGGGGTAAAAAGAAATCGGGCAGCTCCAAATGAAGCTGCCCGCAAGCGGGACACCGCAGACGGCGAAGGAGGTAAGCTCGCGGCTCTCCATCCATTCCGATCACCGTTCGGCGCCGGTGATCGTATCCGGATAGTGCGGTACCGCATTTGGGGCACACAGGAACCTCTAAATTTTTTACCAGGTAAACTGATTGGGCGCTGTCATAAAACAGCTTGTAGCGTGTTGCAACGACCATTGTTATGCTCTCCTTTCGTTTGATGGGGAAAGCATAACGCGATTAATAGCCGGGCGCATTGATTGGATGCTTGTGAAAGCTGCAGGGGCGTGCTATGTACCCACCTGCTTTGCCTGTTCATGCAGCGTCTCAGGCTGTATTCTTGCGTTGTTGGCAGGTGAAGATATCATGGAATTCGGAAGCTTTTATATGACGCGCGGTGTGGCTGCGGCCATGCAGGAAGATCCTGACTTTGAGGTGGAAGTGCTGACTTCACTGTCACGCTATCTGTCCGGGGACTGGGGCGATTTGTGCCGATCAGATAAGAAACTGAATGAAGAGGCTATTGCCACCGGCGAACGGGTTCTCGCAGCATACAGTTCAACCAATGGAAAGCTATATATCATCACCGAATGGGACCGCAGCGCAACAACAATTCTGTTTGCTGATGAATACTAACATGGCAGCTCAGGGCACCGGGGGATCTGGGAAAGCTGGTATCGTGAGCTCTTAGTTTTTTGACCCCTCTGCACTACTCAGAGGGTAACCACGAAGGGAGAGGTAATCAATGGCCGTCAGCGATTACATGTCAACACGAGAGGCTTCGGAGGCCTGGGGCATGACAATGCAAGGCGTTGAGCGGCTTTGCTCCCTTGACCGAGTTGGCGGTGCCGGGAAGGTCGGCCATGCATGGATAATACCGAAAGACGCAGCACGGCCTCCAGATGCCAGGATAACAACTGGGCGCTGGATTGGCTATAAACCAAAGCACAGGAGATGCAAGCGGTATTGGTAACACAAAAAGAGTGGCTTTGCGGCTGCCTGTGTTCTGTATGCGAAATGGGTCCTGTGACGGGGTACCGGCAAGGCTTGCGGGCTCGTCGACCCCAATTCTC